AAGAACTGACTGCGGCGCTTGAAGCCAAGGATGAAGGTTCAATCACCCACACATTGGAAACACACAAAGTCACGATGACACAGCCTGTCACGCGCAAACTTGATGTGCGCAAATGGGAGATGGTGAATGCAAAAATTCCAGAGACATTATGGCCAGTGAAGGTTGTCACATCGGCAGACGCGGCGGGCATGAAGTGGCTGGCTGAAAACGAGCCAAAAATGTGGGCATCTATTGCAAGCGCATTTGAAACAAAGGCTGGCAAGATCGGCGTAAAAGTGGAGGAGCTGAAAAATGGGTAAGTTTGATTTTAATGACGGAAATGGGCATGTCCCCGCTCATAGGCATCCCTACGGTGGCGGATGGGTAGCTGTTACTGCCACTGTTGAAGCTACTGCTTATTTGGCCCGCACTGCAATGGTTTATGGCGAAGCAATGGTCTCTGGCAAAGCGCAAGTCTGTGACGATGCAATGGTTTCTGGCAATGCAGAGGTCTTTGGCAAAGCGCAAGTCTATGGCAGAGCAATGGTTTATGGCGATGCAATGGTCTCTGGCAAAGCGCAAGTCTCTGGCGATGCAATGGTCTCTGGCAAATCGCAAATCTATGGCGATGCAATGGTCTCTGGCAAATCGCAAATCTATGGCGATGCAATGGTCTCTGGCAAAGCGCAAGTCTCTGGAAGAGCAAGGGTCTTTGGAGATGCAAGGGTTTCTGACAGTGCAATGGTATGTGACGATACTTTGGTTTCTGGCAATGCAGAGGTCTTTGGCAAAGCAAGGGTCTCTGGCAAAGCGCAAGTCTATGGCGATGCAAGGGTCCCAGGCAAAGCGCAAGTCTATGGCGATGCAAGGGTCTTTGGAGATGCAAAGGTTTCTGACAGTGCAATGGTCTGTGACGATACTTTGGTTTCTGGCAATGCAGAGGTCTTTGGCAAAGCAAGGGTCTCTGGCAAAGCGCAAGTCTGTGACGATGCAATGGTCTCTGGCAAAGCGCAAGTCTATGGCAGAGCAAGGGTCTTTGGAGATGCAAAGGTTTCTGGCAAAGCGCAAGTCTATGGCAAAGCGCAAGTCTATGGCGATGCAATGGTATTTGGAGATGCAGAGGTCTATGGCAATGCAGAGGTCTGTGAAGATACTTTGGTTTCTGGCCATGCAGATGTCTATGGTGATAACAAAAATGAAGAAGGGCTAAAAAATGGCGATTGATCTATCACAACTGAGCAAACCGAGCGGGCAGCGCCCAATTATTGTAACCCTGTTTGGCGAGGGCGGCATGGGCAAAACAACGCTGGCGGCGATGTTTCCAAAGCCTGTCATCATCCGCACAGAAGACGGCACAACATCCCTGATCGGCAACGACAACGTGAGCATGTTTCCGCTGGCGCAATCAAGCCAAGACGTGCTTGACGCCATCGAGGCGCTTTCCACGCAAGAGCACGATCACAAGACGCTGGTGCTGGATAGCATCACGCAGCTTGCCACCATGATTGAAGGCGAGATTGTGGCATCAGACCCAAAAGCCAAAAGCATAAACCAAGCTGGAGGTGGATACGGGGCAGGATACAGCACGGCGGCTGATCGGCATCGCCTCATCCGAGATTGGGCTGGCGCGCTTGCATATGAAAAGGGAATGAATGTTGTCTTCATTGGTCACGCCGATACAGAGACGATGGATTTGCCAGACTTTGACCCATACACGCGATATTCTGTCAGGATGCACAAAAAGAGCCTGCCGCATTATACAGACAATGTTGATGCGGTTTGCATGATCCGCCTTAAGACATTTACCAGGGGCGATGGTGACAAAAAGCGCGCGATCAGCTCTGGCGAGCGCGAGATCATCTGTTTCCCGCAAGCGGCAAGCGTTACCAAGAACCGCTTTAACATCACTGAACCGCTGCCATTCACGTTTGAAGGCGGCATTCCATTTGAAAACTTCGTGGCTAAATAAGGAGAACCCACATGCAACTTAACGGATTTGACGCGAACTCAGTAGAACCGCAAGCCGAATATGTCCCGCTGCCAGCGGGCTGGTATAAGGCTGTATTCACAACCTCAGAGGAAAAGCCAACAAAGGCACAGACGGGCAGCTATTTGCAGCTCGGTGCTGAGATTATTGAGGGGGAGCATCAGGGGCGCAAGCTGATTGAGCGGCTTAACCTAAACAACCCAAACAGCATTGCTGTAGAAATTGCACAGCGCACCTTGTCGGGTATCTGCCGTGCGGTTGGTGTAATGACGCCACGCGATAGCTCAGACCTGCATGACAAGCCTTTCATGGTGAAGGTGGCAGTAAAGCCAGCAGACGGCCAATATAGCGCCAGCAATGAGATTAAGGAGTATGCGGCCACGGATAGCCAAGGCGGCACTCAGGCGGCTCCAGCGGCGGCGGCAACGCCACCTTGGAAGCGCTAACTTCTTTTCATGGAGCGGCCCCATGTGGGCCGCTTTACTGAGCAGAAGGAGACGATGATGAACCTAGACCAACACACCACGCCGATAACGGTGCAAAAGATATTTGAGCACTATCAGGCCAAGCGCAAAAACGAGCACCGCCCGCATCTTGGTGGTTCCCAAATTGGGAACGAATGCAGCCGCGCGCTTTGGTATCAATTCCGCCACGCTTGGACGCCTAAATTCGACGGGCGTATGTTGCGCCTTTTTGAGACTGGCGACCGCGAAGAAGACCGCATTGTAAAAAACCTGCGCGATATTGGCGTGACCGTTTGGGAGAAAGACCCGGAGACAGGCAAGCAGATCCGAGCCACGGCGTGCGGAGGTCACTTTGCCCTTTCTCTTGATGGCGTAGGCGAGGGGTTTGAGGAAAGCAGCCAGCCCCACACGCTTGAGTTCAAGACTATGAACACAAAGACGTTTAAGGCTTTGAGCGCCAAGGGGCTGCAAGAGGTTAAGCCGATCTATTGGGCACAATGCCAAATAGGGATGCACTTGGTCGGGCTTGATCGGTGCTATTTCTTTGCGGTGTGCAAAGAGACCGATGCCATCTATGCCGAGCGCATAAAGCTGGACAAGGCGGAGGCCATGCAGCTTGTGGCGAAGGCTGAGGGCATTGTGTTTTCAGAAGAGCCGCCTGCCAAGCTCACAGAAGAGGCAAGCGACTGGCGATGTAAATTCTGCCCATATTGGGCGGTATGTCACGGCTGCAAAATTCCAGAGGTTTCATGCCGCACCTGCGCTCATGTGACACCAGAGCGTGATGGCACTTGGAGCTGCGCTAAGGGCTGGGCAACAGATGGGCCATGTGATGACCATTTGTTTATCCCCAAGATCATGCCCAAGGATTTGACCGTGCATGATGCTGGCGATGACTTTGTGGAATATATGGATGAAGACACTGGCGAGGTGCTTCGCAATCAGGGCAACAGCCAAGAGATATTTGAGGGGAGGATGAAATGATGCTAACCAATAAAACAGGGCGCAAGCGCAAGTATTTCTTTGCAGAGATGTCGGTTGGAGACGAGCAGTTTCACCCTGCTGGATCGCGCACGATTGTGGCGCACGAAAACCTAATAATCGCAGCAGCGGCGGGGCAGGTTGGAGAATATGGCCAATTCAAAACGCGGCGCGTGCAAAAGGGCGGAGAGCTTGGCGTGACAATTCGCAGGGTGGCGCTATGACCTTTGAGCTTAGGGATTACCAGTGCGACGCGATTGACGCGACCTATAAATACTGGGCCGATCATCGGGGCGACAATCCCCTGATCGTTGCGCCAACAGGGGCGGGCAAGACCGCTATCATCGCCCAGCTTGTAAAAGATGCCATGTCATTCAGCGGCACGCGCGTCTTGATGCTCACGCATGTTAAGGAGCTTATAGAGCAGGGCGCGCAAGGATTGCTGCGAATGTATCCGCAAGCCGACTTTGGCTTTTACAGCGCCAGCATAGGCCAAAAGCGCCTTGATAAGCCCATCACCTTTGCAGGCATTCAAAGCGTCTGGAAAAAGGCTTATGAGATGATCCCGCCGCCTGATTTGGTGCTGATTGATGAGGCCCATATGCTGCCACGCAATGCTGATACGCGCTACGGTAAATTCGTTGCCGATCTAAAGCTCTGCAATCCAGCCGTTAAAATTGTGGGCCTGACCGCAACGCCATACCGCCTTGACAGCGGTATGCTGCACAAAGGCAAAGGCGCAATCTTTGACGGAATTGCATATGACATTCCAGTCGGGATGCTTATGGATCAGGGTTATCTCTCGCCCATTATCAGCAAGGGCGGCTTAAAGCAGATCGACCTTACCAACGTCAAAAAGAGGGGAGGGGAGTTTGTTGAGGCCGAACTTGCGGCGGCGGCATCCGATCCTGAGCTTGTGGCGGCAACCGTTGCCGAGATTGTGGAGCTTGGGGCAGATCGTAAAAGCTGGCTTTTGTTTTCATCTGGCGTTGCGCACGCTGAGATGCTGGCTGAAGGCATAGCCAGCCACGGAATAAGCTGCGATGTGGTGACGGGCGCCGACCCGGCCAAACAGCGTGACGCGAAGATTGCGCGCTTTAAGGCGGGCCAGACGCGATGCCTTGTGAATTGCAATGTTCTGACGACTGGCTTTGATGCGCCGAGCGTTGATTTGGTGGCGCTTGTAAGGGCAACTGAAAGCACGGGGCTATATGTGCAGATGGTGGGGCGCGGCACACGCTTGGCTGAAGGCAAGGAAAATTGCCTGATTTTGGATTATGGGCAGAACGTCCAGCGTCATGGTTTTATTGATCAGGTGAAGCCCAAAAGGGCAGGCGGATCTGGTGACGGCGAAGCGCCTGCAAAAGAATGCCCAAGCTGCCACAGTATGCTTCCAACTGCCACGCGGATTTGCCCTGAGTGCGACCATGAATTCCCCGCGCCAGAGTTAAACCACGCGCAAAATAGCTATGGCGGAGCCATGCTATCGACGCAGGTTCAAATGGAATGGCTGGCTGTTGATGATGTCTTTTACCAAAGATGGGAGGGCAAGACAGGCAAACGTGACACATTGCGCGTCACATATGATTGCGGCGTCTTGCGAGTGAGCGAATGGCTTTGTCCAGATCACGGCGGATATGCGGCGGAGCGTTACAAGGCGAGACTGCCTTCACTCGGAGGGCAGGCGCTTACGTTGGATGATGCTATCCTTGAGGCGCGTGATTGGGTGAAGCCGAGCCGCATTCGTGTAAAGCCAGACGGGAAGTTTCACCAGATCGTGCAATTTGATTACACAAAGAAGGAATTGAGCCATGCCGAGAAGGCCGCGCAAGAGCATCACAAAAACATCATGTCAGAGTTTGAGTGGGAGATCCCCTTCTGAACATGAAGAGCAGGTTGGTTTGGTGAATTGGTTCCGAGAGCGCTTTAACGGCGTTCTCATCTTTGCCATTCCAAACGGTGAAAAGCGTGCAATCAGCGTGGCGAAGAGATTAAAGGCGGAGGGCGTTGTGCGCGGCGTGCCTGATCTATTTATTCCTGAATGGAATTTGTGGGTGGAGATGAAACGGGTGCAGGGCGGCAGACTTTCGCCTGATCAAAAAAACATGATTAGCTACCTCGAAAGCATCGGCCAGACAGTGATTGTTGGAAAGGGCGCAAGGCACGCATCCGAGCTTATTTTGAATTATGTAAAAGAAAACTATTTACATAGTTAAAAGTTGGCTATATTCTGACCTCACTGAAACGAACAAAACAAGGAAAATCAAAGTGAAAAGCGGAGAAAATAGGGTTATTATTGGCAAGGCCAACGCCTTTCGGATTTGGCGCGCTGCAAGCTCTGTAAATTGGGATTGCACAGCAAAAGAGCTTTCAGACGAAACTGGCCTTGCCGAGTCAACAGTCCGCAAAATATGCGCCGAAAAAGGATGGGATATCGTCACCGGGTATACAGGCGGAACAAAATGGGATGTGGTTACACACATCTCAAACAACCGATAAACATCAGCAAAACAAGGAAAACAAAATGACACCCATTATTATCTCACACGTTCACGCTCGCGGCTTTGCATTTGGCATTGTCAAAGAGACAGGCGAGCAGGTCTTTATCCCACCGCACGTTATGGATGGCCACGGCTTGCAGACAGGCAGCGATACGCTGGCGCTTACAGCCATCAACCCAAAAGAAGAGCAGCGTGCTATGACAAAGTTCGTAGCGGTAAAGTTGCAGTCTGCATCAGAGCCAGCAGCAGCGGATGATCCAGAGCTAGATGTCGCCCCATTCGAAACACATCTGAGCATCTCTAAGCTTGATCAGATTACGCATGGTTTGATCTGTGAAAGCTCATACATCACCACTGGTGAGCTGGCGGACGCGCTCAATGTCACCACGCAGACCGCAGGCAACAGCGCCATGCGGATCTTCAATGCGGGCAAGATCAGCAAGGCCGATGTTCACGCTAAGGTCGGCCAGTCGCGCCCATCGTTTATCCTGTGGGCTGCAAAAGCCTCAGACTTCTTGGAGGATTGATTGATGTCCAAGGAACGCAAAACCATCCTGGCGCGCCTGCGCCGCAAGATCGACATCATCCGCTTGGACCAGAAGCAGCGCGGCGGTGATCTTGGAGGGCACGCATCTGAGTGCCTGAAGCTGTTGGATATTCTGGACCGCATGGAAGGAGAAGACCAATGATCGCCACAACAGCCGCCGCCTGCCTCGCGCTTGCCGTATACCATGAGGGCAGATCAACGTCACACGACAGCCAGCTCGCCATTGCCGAGACCGTGATTAACCGCGTGGCGCACCCCGACTTCCCCAGCACGGTCTGCGATGTGGTTAAGCAGCCAAGTCGCCGCCCAGTGACGCGCCCAGCCGCTTGCCAGTTTAGCTTCTGGTGCGACGGCAAAGACGACACGCCCCA